ATTCCCGCTGTGCTGTCTTTGATTTTGTAATTCCAAAAAATGAAATCAAAAAGATTGCTGAAAAGTATCTTGAACTTTGTGGAGATATTTTAAGTAAGGAGAATGTAGAGTACGAGAATAAAGTTCTGGCAGAACTTATCATGAAACACTTTCCAGATTTCAGGAGAGTGCTCAATGAGTTACAAAGATATTCTACTAGTGGTCGAATTGATACTGGAATACTAACTTCACTAGAAGAAGTTAATGTAGGGGAACTAGTGAGTTCTCTGAGGGGCAAAAAGTTCTCAGATATGAGAAAGTGGGCCAACTCAAATATCGATACTGATACTGCTAAAATTTTCAGAAAGTTGTACGATAGTCTTAGTGGTTATCTCAAACCTCAGTCTGTTCCTCAGGCAGTTTTGATTATTGCTGATTATCAGTACAAGTCTGCATTCGTTGCAGACCAAGAAATTAATTTGGTGGCTTGTCTCACAGAGATCATGGTCGAGTGTGAGTTCAAGTAAGAATCCATTTTAGCTATATACTATGATGTTAATTTTTATTGGAGTAAAAAATGGATGTTCAAAATTTTCTAACCAACAAAGTCGGATCTGAAGGACTTCCAATCTTAAACAAAGAGGATTGGACAACAGTTCATGCAGATGTAACTTCAGACCAATTTCGTGAAGAAATTGCAGAGTGGATCGTTATACACGAACCACCCTACCCCCGCAAAGTATCTCTTCAAAATCCACAAAAGGCTGACAACAAGTTTTTGGAATTGTGCAAAAAGAATATGGACAAGCACATAAAACCAAAAGAACAGACTCATGATGTCCTTGAAAAATTTGATGACTATCGTAGACCATACAGTAGTCATGGCCTTGGTGTAATTGATTGTGGTTCAGAGTATAACATCATAAGTGATTATGATATGTATGAAGAGAGAATGAAATGTGGTAGTACTCATACTGCATCACCGATGGAAAAGTGGAGAGACAAAAAAGAACTTGCAGCACTTTTCAAATTCTTCTACAGATTAGGAAATGATGAATTACAAATTGGAACTTACATTGGGGCTTTCAGAATAGGAAGTTATCTTGCTACTCAATTCAAACCACCAGTTGCCAAGGCCATTTATGAAATGACTCGGGCAGAAAAAGTTTTGGATACATCTTGTGGATGGGGAGATAGGTTGACTGCATTCTATGCAACACCAAAGGCAAAAACTTATGTTGGTTGTGATCCAAATGGAGACACTTGGATAAGGTATCAGTATATGTGTCGAAGATATGAAAAACTTTTGGGTTACGTTGGAGATCCTATCAAGATTGTGAACGAAAATTGTTTTGTAAGTAAGGGAGTCAAAAATGTAACTATCTTTCGGTCTGGTGCTGAGAATCTACCTTGGGATGATTTGGCTGATGACTTTGATTGCACGTTCACATCTCCACCATACTTTGCAACTGAAAGATATGCAGAAGGTTCTGAATTTGAGGATGATCAGTCTTGGAAAAAGTTTGGAGAGTATGAAGCATGGAGAGACAATTTTTTCATTCCTGTTACAGAACAATCTTACCTACATTGTAAAGAAGGTGGGCATTGTCTGGTGAACATTCTTGATCCAGTTGTGAAAAACAAAAGGTATCGTGCAGGTGATGACTTGATAGATTTCATGGAGGCTAAATATAGTAACAGTTTCATTGGCCAGATTGGTATGAGGTATATGCAAAGACCAAAGAAAACTGAGTCGAAAGCAGAACTTGACAAATTCCTTGCTAAATGTTATATTGAGAATATATGGACTTTTCGTAAGGGAGAAAAGAAATTTGACCTATTTAAAGGTTCAACATTAGAGGATTTTTTCGTATGAGATTAATTGAAGCACGTAGTCCTGCAGATGCATGGATTCAGGCATCTCAGGTTTTATTGAAAGAGGGAAATAACTTAGGTGACATAAATGAAATTCTGAATCTTGTGATCGAAATTGATCCAAGGTTATCTTTTGATAAACTTGAAGATACTTTTGATGAAGAGTTTAGAAATATATTTGGTGATGAGAGAATTGATTATGCCAAGTCTGTAACTTTTGTCAAACCAGATGAGAGTCCTTTGGCTCCTGGCGAGTTCATGTACAAACAAAATGATACTACAGTTAAGTGGAACAAAACTTACTGGGGCCGACTGATAAACTGGCATGACGAATTCAATCAGATTGAACAGGTAATCAAAAGACTCAAGGAAGGTAAAAACTCTAAGACCATTGCAGCACAAGTATTCGATCCAAAGAGTGATGGAAGAAAGACTATGGCTGGAATGCCTTGTCTATTGAGTATGGATTTCAAACCAAGAAATGGAGAACTGTTTATGACGGCATTCTTCAGGAGTCAGGCAGTATCTAAAAGTGGATATGCAGATTACACCGCACTTGTTGAAATGGGAAATTTTATCTGTGAGCAGACTGATCTTATATTAAGTCGTGTAACTAACATTGCTGGGTCTGGTCATATCAGAAATCAAAATGATGAAAAGAAAAACACAATTAAATTATTGGAGGCTGTCGGATGTGCGGTATAATTGCATTAGTTGGTCACAGGTCTAAAGTTACAGAAAAGAATACAGAAGAAGCTCTTGATGAAATGATTCATCGTGGTAAGGATGATCGTGGAATTGTATCAGAAGATGATGAAGACTCAGAGAGAAGATCCATATTGGGACACAATCGTTTGGCAATCAATGATCTTAGTCCAAATGGAAAACAACCTTTCAAACGTCATGGAGTAACTTTAATATGTAATGGTGAAATTTGGAACTCACCAGACTTGAGAGAAAAGTATCAAGAAAAATATGGACCATATCTTTCCAACTCTGATAATGAAGTGGTTCTTTATGCATACTTAGAGGATGAATTACATTTATTAGATGGGATGTTTTCATTTATCATTGAACATGATGGTAGACTTATCGTGGCCAGAGATTGGATGGGTAAGATGCCCTTATGGTATGCATACAATACTCAGTTGGATCAGATTCATTATATGTTTTCCTCTGAAATAAAAGGACTTCAAAAGATTGACATTCCAAAAGTTGATAAGGGAGGAAAAAATACAATTAGATTGTTACACAAAAATATGGTGATGATTCTCGATTGGAAACGTAAAGACTATCAAGTTGACTATGTGGCGAGAGGTGAATCAGTCAGATACCATAAAATGGAAAAAGAATCTACAGAATTCATAACTTCAGATTATGCAGATAGTGATATTGAAAAGTATGAAACATTTTTTCATCAATGGTCAGATACTTATTTGGATATTTCTGCAGAAGAAACCGCAAAGAAAACTTATGAGTTATTGGACAATGCAGTAAAGAAAAGATTGTTATCAGATGTTCCTATTGCTACTTGCTTGTCTGGTGGGTTGGATAGTTCAGTAATTACATATCTTCTAAAACAATATGTGCCAAACATAAAGGCTTATACTGTATTTTACGATGCAAATTCACCAGATTTATTGGCGGCACGCGTGGTGGCAGAGTCAATCGGAGTTGAGTTGATAGAAGTAAAAGTTCCAAATGATTTGGAAAGTTTGAAAGAAAGATTCTTGAGTGTGATTACTGCTTATGAATATACCATGACAGTTCAACAACAAGTAGGAATGATGCAATCTTATATTGCTGAAGAAATGTCTAAACATGGTATCAAGGTTGCATTCTCTGGTGAAGGTTCTGATGAGGCCTATGGGTCTTATGGAAGGTGTAGAAAATTTTCTGGAAAACCAGATTGGAATAAAGTTAGACAGGATGAATTTACAAAACAATGTTATGGTAATTTGATGAGAGGTAATAATATTTTCATGTATTATGGAACCATTGAATTACGTTGTCCATTCTTTGACAGAGACTTTTTGGAATTCACAACTTCTCTTCCTGCCAGTATCACTACTGAAGGAAACCAATGGAAGGCTCCTCTTGCAAATGCATTCAGAGGAAAGTTACCAGATGAAATATTGGATCAAGAAAAACGTGCATTTCAAAAAGGTACAAATTTCAAAGATGATGTAGAGATGAAATTGATGAATCCAAATAGCGGATTGCAGATAGATTCCAGACCTGCAACAAATTTTTCAAGATTGATACTGTTCCAATATCAAGATATTTTTCATTTTCATCCTGCAATGTTGTTAGACAAATACAAAATCACTCAGGGAAAAATTAAAGAAGAAAGAGAACCAAAATATAAAAGAACAGCTAAATCTATGAAAGAGGTTCCGTTTGAGAAGTCACCATTGAGGCCTCATTTCTTATGAGAGAAATAACTCCAACTGAGACTTATCTACTTAGAGGGCGTGAGGTTCATGTAAAACGTGATGACCTCATGGGTGATAATATTGAGTATCCTGCCTGGGGTAAACTCACAGGAATCAGAAATGTTTTACGTTCCAAAGTCTCAAAGAAAAGACCTTTGGTTCATTTGGGTGTGTTTGGTTCTTTTAGTGGTTGGGCTCTGGCCAAACTCTGTGCCGAAGAAGACATAGAGTTTATCATGGCATATCCAGACTCGAAAAATTTTCCAGAGATGATGATTGAAAAAGTGAGGGAGGCTGGATCAGATGTTCTTCCACTAAAACCAAACATGATGTCTTTCATGTCCAACAAACTTGGTTCAATTGCCAAGGAGAAAGGCTATCAAAGATTACCTTATGCATTTGACTGTATAGAGTATCACAATACGTTGGCTCAAAGGTATAGAGATGTAGTCAAAGAACATGGAGAGTTTGACATACTGGTTGTTTCTGCTGGGGCAGGAGTTACTTGTATAGGTTTGATGAAAGAACATTCACCTGGCCCAAATTTATTTGACAATCGAAGAAAAATGTTCTATACTGTTTATATGTCAACAGATACAACCATCAGTAAAAAATTCAATAGTGAAGGATTTTCTATTTGCAATGAGATTGTAATCAATGAGAGTAAGTATGATTTCAATGATCCTATGGAGTGGTATGAGGTTCCATTTCCATGTAACGAACATTGGGATAAAAAATGTTGGCATTGGTTAGAAGAAAATATCGAAAACATTCCAGAGGGTAGAATTCTGTTCTGGAATTTAGGTGGACATATATTATGGGATACTAAATGAAAAAAGATGCAGACAATAACTGGGCAACAAAACTTGAACTTTACACAGGAGTTGTTGCCCTTGAAAAACAAGTCAATGAACAGATGCAAGATTTGAAAAAGGACTTAAATCAAATCAAAGTCGTGTTAAATAAATTAGTACAAAAGGAATTAGAACGTGAGTCCCTTTGAGTTTATAAAAGCTATAAATGAAACGAAAGAAGATGTCATGGTTGACGATGTATCGGAGAAAAAATACTCTCCTTTCATCGTAAATCGTGGCTTATCTTTCTTTATGGATACAATTTTTCAAGTTAATGAACTAAACCGCAACCATCACCTTGATTCTCGTCTTCAATTTGATTATCTCCTAAATAGTGTTAGGAAAAAGAAAAGGTATAGTAAATGGTTGAAACCTGAGAAACTACAAGATTTAGATGTAGTTAAAGAGTATTATGGATTCAGTAATGAAAAAGCCAAAGATGCTCTAAGCACTCTCTCAGAGGATCAGCTGGCCTTTATCAAAGACAAACTGAATCAAGGTGGAGTGGAGAAATGAATGTATCTATTGACACGATGGTTGAATGCACCTTGGAGAATCCAGATGATTTTCTGAAGGTACGAGAGACTTTGACAAGGATCGGAGTTGCCTCTCGTAAAGACAAGACATTATATCAGTCTTGTCATATCCTGCACAAACAGGGTAGATATTTTATTGTACATTTTAAAGAATTATTTGCACTTGATGGTAAACC